CCTTCCGAGAGCACTGTGGCTGTGTTGCTGGCCGAAGCACCGACTGATACCAACCCAAGAACATTGGCGGTCGAAGAGAGGCTTGCGTCAGCAAGATTCACTGTGTTGTTACCAGAAATGTAGGTCGGCTGACCAACCATCACTGTTTCGTTCGCGGTGACATCATAAGAACTAAGATCAGTTGTGGTGGACACATCGTGGAAATCGTTCGTTTCAATATCAAACTTGGCTGTGGTGACCGCACGCCCTACCTGTACACCATTACCTGTCGGTTTAGTAGTGGTCATCTGCCCTGCCGTTGAACTGAGATAGTAGAGACTACCAGGGGTCAGAGAAGTCGTACCTATTACTGAAGTCCAATCAGCTTGATTGACACTGCCTTCCGAGAGCACGTTTGCTGTCCCGTTCGCAGAAGCTCCAACAGACACCAGGCCAAAGACTTGTGAAGTAGATTCAGTGTCCGCGTCCGCTAAGTTGATTGTGTTGTCACCTGAAATGTAAATGGGTTGGCCAACAACTACAGTTTCGTTTGCTGTCATTTCATATTGGCTGAGATCAGGGTCCCCATCTCCGCTTCCAGGCGGTCGATAACCATCAAGAGCCACATGAACAGCACTGGTGAAAGTTATTGGGCTTTCAAGACTTAACGAGCGATCCATATTGAACCCTACCGCATCAGCTACGCCTAGCGAGTGAGTTGCAGGATCTTCGCCATGGTTGTTATGCCAAACAGTGTCCGAAGAAAGATCCATCGGGTCTTCAGCATCATGATTGTATTCACCGATTAGACCCACAGCATCAGTAATGCCCAGACCGGAGGTAGCGATCAATCGCTTCTCCAGTAGACCGACTGAGCCATTCATAGGCTTCATCGGATGTCGGACGTTAGATGCAAATCGTTTCATTATTTGTACACCAAGATGTTGAGTTCGGCACCAGATGTTTCTCCAATGAAACGGATCTGTCGTAGATCTCCGGTGTACCAGATTGATTCGCCAGCGTGAATTCTCACGCCTGTTGTAGTGGTGGGGTCGGCTCCATCATCTCGGTATCGGACGTTTTGATCCAAAGCCTGAATGAGAGCTACACGACCATTGCCAATGCCAACGCCTTGCGCAGTGTTCGGAGTAAGCTGGACGTACCCGTCAGGCTCGATGATAGCGTCAGCAATGAAACGATCAGCAAAAGCGGCCATTGGCTGTCTCCAGAGAAGAGAAAAGAAGACCGAGGCGGGCCGGTTACAACGCGACCCGCCAAGGTCGTTATCAAGATACGGGGCTCACACCCGCTTTCGCTTACGCATACAGGACACAACCGAGCTTGGTGTCCAGAGTGGCCACACCACACAGCATATCCAAGGTCACGATGGTGCCCTGGCTGCTGATGTCGTATTGCATCGCAACTCGCATGGCGAGGTTGTTGTAGCTACCAACGGCAGCCTGCACTCCCAACGTGCTACTCGGCAGCGCGAGCGGACGGTTCACGAAGGCGAGGGCATCCCGATGGAATGCGAAACACCACGAACCGTGCGGGCCGGGGAATGCGCTGTCAGCAGCCGTGAGGGCAACTTCAAGCGGACGATCCAGCCAAACGATGACACTCGTGGTGTTCACCGAGTCGGTCTCGATGACCGTGTACTCCTTACGATCACCACCGGCAGTCGTACCGAACGCCAAGATCTGACCCACGACGACCAGCTTGTTGGCAGCGATGGTGTTGAGCGTAATGCCCTTGTCGTAGCCAGCGGCATACGTCGCGCCAACCACAGCGGGCTCGAAAGCGTAACCGACGGCGTTAGCCGAGACGGCGTACTTGTAGGCCTCAACGAGCGTAATACCAGTCGTGGTACCAGTCAGAGCCGAGATCTCCTTGGGTTGGCCTTCGCCAGTGAACCATGCGTAAGAACCGACCGTCACAGCCGAACTGGCAGTAATGGCCAAGTTACCGGTGGCACCAATGGCGGCACCCGGAACGTGGTTCAGGGTCAGCGTGTCAGCGTTCGCCAGTGCGACGTAGTTGACATTCTGATCCATGAAGGTGTCAAAACCGAGGACTCGCCCCAGCTTGGCTTCTTCCAGAGCGGTACCACCGTCTCCACGCTGATTCGCAGCGATGAAGAGTTCAGTCTTCAGCATTTGGGTCTCGGCCTGAGGACTGATGAGCAAATTACGCCCATTCGGATACGCCTTGTTGATCTCCATGATCTCTCGGGCTTCGAGAATCCAATCCTTCGCGTTCGAGGAACTCATCTCAGCGAGACGACCCGAAGCGTTGGCCTTGAATTCGTGAACCTGACCACAAAGAATGCGATCCACGGTGCGAGCCATCTGCATCGCAGCGGGCTCCAGATGGAAAGAGATCAGTTCCTTGAACGAAAGAGAAGCCTCTTCGTCCTTGATCGTGAACGAAACGTAGACGTGCTGATCCAGGGGCACCTGCACATTCGTGCTCTGGGCGTCCTGGTTGACAACACTGTCACCCTGCGACTTTCGCTTGGTGCTGAATTCGCCCGGCCGACGGGTGTTAATCACATCGCCGTAGCTGGCGACCAGAGGAGAGAAATCTCGATGGACCAAGTTGGCCATAACCATGTTCTCTTCGAGGATCGCGAGGGACTCTTCAGCCCACAACTCGGGAATCAGCGCATCGTTGTCATTTGCGTAACAGAGAGGATACAAATTCATAATGAATTTCCTTTGTGTTTGAGTGAGTAAATAAAGGTACTAACCCCCAGGTGACATCAAGTCTTGTGTCCCTGGTACACACAAGACGAAACCCGGTCTTACCGGTATGTCTGGTACTTGAAGGCGCGGACAATCAAGTCAGACAGTTAAACGCTATTGCGCCGAAACTTGATCTTTGATCGCTTGGCGATTCTTTCGATACTGTTCGGACGTGATGTTTTCGTAATCGTAAGCGTTTTGGGTAATGCCAGATCCTTGACCCGCCCCAACGCCGCTCACAACATTACTTCGGAAAAGGTTCCCGTAAATCTTCGGCAGTTGTTGCATACGTTTCACTGCATCTGCCGGAGTACAAAGAGTTTGGACGGGTAAACCCGTCTTTTCGTCAATGTCATTGAAGTTGACCATCGGTGTGAGTTCACCTTCAATGTCCTTCAGTTCGGTGTCGGGCTTCAGGAGGGCAACCACTTGGGTGGGGTTAAAGGCGTCGGCCCCTCCAGCGGCGTCCTGCAACGATCGCGCTACAGTCTCTTTCTTGAACTTACCTTCCCAATGGTCTGCTCGCGTGGTCGCGACTTCCAACTCAGTTTGGTACTTTTCTTCGACCTGCTTGCGTTCAAACTCAACTTGCTGCTGCTCGGTGAGTTGAGCCTTTCGCAAATCTTGTATCTGCATCTGAAGCTTGTCGCGATCCCCCTGTGTCAAGTTGACATTCTCAAGGAGTTCATTGTGTACAGTCTCAAGTTGAGCGTACTGCTCTCTCAGCTTCCGTTTGTCATCGGCCAAGATCGTATTAAGATCTTCTTGCGTGAACACTTTCTCACTTACACCACTTTCCGGGGGAACCGCTGGGGCTGCCGGGGGAACCGCTGGGGCTGCCGGGGAAACCGCTGGGGCTGCCGGGGAAACCGCTGGGGCTGCCGGGGGAACCGCTGGGGCTGCCGGAGGGGCCGCTGGGGCTGCCAGGGGTGTGCTGCCGTCAAAGCAAAGAATGGAAGTGAAATTAAAAGTTGCCATGGTGTAAAAACCTTTCGTCAATCGGCCCTACTAAATCTGACTAGACGGTCAAGTGTGAGGTATGGCTTCAGCCATCTCCATACACGAACCGTGGGGATACCGTATACAAGGTATTCCATTGCTGCATTATCGGCGGCGTAGGTGGTCCGCACGGCAGAATATGCTTGTCGGATGACGTTGACTCTGTCAATAGCGTCTTCCGAATCAAAGCCTTCAAGTAGGGCGAGGGCTATCTCATAGCACGCCCATTCGATTTCCGTTGGTACGACGGTGTCCTTACCTCGCGGGAATTCCATCGCCTGCGTGTCATCAGCCACAATCACTTCATCACGACTGGGCGGGTTAACAAGTTTCTTCTCTTCCTTTTCGGTGCCCGAGTTATACTCATACATGATGAGCCACACAGCGTTCTTCACACCCCTGTAGTTGAGATCGTCGATGATCTGAGTGGCCTCGGTCAACGCCTTTGGTCGATCAGATGGGTTTGAATCAGACCAACCTTCAGAGTGAAGGCGGGCGTCAAAATATTCATTCGCCTCTGTTAGCGTTCCGTAGTAAGCCATAACAAACCTTCTCTCTTAGCTGGGTTGGGAGTTACCGATGGTGCCACCAAGCAATGCCGTTCCACCAGCCCTCTTGGCTCTCGAATAAGTGGTACCGATCACTTTCGCTTCCGGCTTTACAGGCTCTCCTGTAGGCTTATTGGCTCCGCCCTTCTTCACAACCGGACCCTTACCGTCGTACTTAGCTACCATTCGTTTCTCCTTTTGTGAGGCTTTTACCTGCGCCTCGTGTTGGTGGTTTTTTCTCAACCTCTAAGGTTGTTTCAGTTGCTTCATCCCGTTCTTTCTTCCCTGACTTTTTGTCGGGATCAAGATCTTCTACTCCTCTGGCTGCCATGCCCTCTTCTCCAGGATCGACTTTGCCAGCTTGCTGCGCTTCGACTATTGCCTTTGCGCGAGCAATATGATCTGCGCGAGCCACTAAGTATTCACCATCGTCAAAGCCAATAGCAATTGAAGCGGTTTTCTCGCCACATAACCCAGCATCGACTGACCGAATAATGATGTCAGGATCAGACGTTGCATAACCAGCGTCGTCGATCTGGGCGTAAATCTTATCAATCGTACCTGTGTCAACCTTGCCCGACAAAAGAGCAGCAACGATATTCTTCGATAGCTCTTTCTTCACTTCCTTGCCTGGTACAGTGTACATGAGTTCGGCGATAGCTTGCGCCTCTTTGACACGGTCTTCGTCGTTTTTCAAACTGTAGCGGTCAGGATATTTGACTGTTGCGATTAGACGCTTGCTAGGGTCTTTACTCTCATAAGCGGCCCAATGGTTTGCGATGTCCCGCTCGGCACCTTCAAGCACCAAACCAATGTAGGACAAACCAGCTTCCAACCCTTGATCCGACAACTTCATCGCTTCGGCCGAGATTGCTCGCTGCCCCATCTTGTTCTGGACGGCAAGATTTACTAGTTTACGAATGTCATCTTCAAGCTTCTCTTGAAGCTTCATAGAAGCCAAAAGAGGCTCTGGACTAGGATAAATGAAAGAAGGCGCGTCAGCATTCATTGGGTATGTACGCCCATGGCTTACGCCTGCGCGAACTTCGGTACCCACTTCGCTATTGTCCGAGGTGTTCGAGGTCCCGTCGTCATCAACACGCTTTCTCAGGTGTTCTCCAATGGCTCGACTGTCCCGTTGTTCAACGTAGAACGGGAAATTTGCTTTGATAGCATATGACACGTCCCCAGATCCGAGGTTCAGTAAAGCTACTTGATGCTTGTACACATCTTTGAGTAGACTGCCTCCGATGCTTAACATCGAAAATGGAATTCGATCCAATTCGAGGGGTACTACTCCATCACTATCAGCAATTGTGTTGCCTTGAAAATCAATAGGGTGATCCTCGGCGTCGAGAAGCCGCATCTTGACTTTATGATCGGTCGGGTCAATCCAAAGGAATCGGTATCGCGTGTAGCCGCCACTTGGCAAGGAAGCCCCGTGCGCAAAACCTTGATTGTAGTCTATGCCTTGGTCACGAAGCAGAATAGCGGTGAAATCACCCGGCTCTTCTGGTTTAGCGACTGACCAAGAAAGGATGTCTTCGACCCGATACATATAACTGTAAGGGTGCGAGTTACCTTCGTCAGCCATGGTACGAAAACCACTCAACTGTGGCATGTCAGTGTAAACACCAACTCGACCCATGACGAGCAGTTCGGTCAGGACATCAATGCCCAAGAAGGACTGCATCGAAGAGCCCTTGTTGTCTACTCCACCCATCTCTCCAGCGGTGGCTTTCATGTAGTTGTCACTACCACCACGACGAGAGACATCACGCAATCGCTGAAAAATGGAATTACGAACATCATTCACAGCAGACTTTGCAAAGC